ACTAGTGGTATCAACGGAAGTTCAGGAACATCAGGTACAACTGGTACTAGTGGAACATCAGGACTGAATGGAAGTAGTGGTACAAGTGGTACTTCAGGAACAACTGGTACTAGTGGGACGTCTGGGTCAAGTGGAAGTTCAGGTTCTAGAGGAACTTCAGGAACAAGCGGAACTACAGGTACAAGTGGAACTAGTGGAACTTCAGGACTGAATGGAAGTAGTGGGACAAGTGGGACAACAGGAACTAGTGGTACTTCAGGGACAACTGGAACTTCAGGAACTAGTGGGTTGAACGGTTCTTCAGGAACATCTGGTACATCTGGTACATCTGGAACTAGCGGTACTAGTGGGACGTCTGGAACAAGTGGTAGAGATGGAACAAGTGGTAGTAGTGGTACTTCAGGTACAACAGGAACTAGTGGTACAAGTGGTGTGAATGGTGCATCGGGATCTAGTGGAACATCTGGTACATCTGGAACTACAGGTACAAGTGGGACATCTGGAACCTCTGGTACAACGGGAACTAGTGGATCAAGTGGTAGTTCAGGAACTAGAGGTACAAGTGGGACATCTGGAACCTCTGGTACAAGTGGTGTTAATGGGGCATCTGGTTCTAGTGGAACATCAGGAACCACAGGAACAAGTGGAACATCAGGAACGACTGGAACTAGTGGAACGTCTGGAACAAGTGGTGTAAATGGGGCATCTGGATCGAGTGGAACTAGTGGTACTTCAGGTACAACTGGAACTAGCGGTACAAGTGGTGTTAATGGAGCATCAGGATCAAGTGGAACTAGTGGTACTTCAGGTACAACAGGAACTAGTGGTACAAGTGGAAGTTCAGGAACTAGGGGTACGAGCGGAACGTCAGGAACAAGTGGTGTTAATGGTGCATCAGGATCTAGTGGGACATCTGGTACATCTGGAACTACAGGTACATCAGGAACTAGCGGTGTAAATGGGGCATCTGGGTCGAGTGGAACTAGTGGTACTTCAGGTACAACAGGAACTAGTGGTACAAGTGGAAGTTCAGGAACAAGAGGTACATCTGGAACTAGTGGTGTTAATGGTGCTACTGGAGCAGCAGGATCTAGTGGAACTAGTGGTACTTCAGGTACAAGTGGGACAACAGGTACTAGCGGAACAAGTGGTGTGAATGGGGCTACTGGAGCATCAGGATCTAGTGGAACTAGTGGTACTTCAGGTACAACAGGAACTAGTGGTACAAGTGGAAGTTCAGGAACAAGAGGTACATCTGGAACTAGTGGTGTTAATGGTGCAACTGGAGCAGCAGGATCTAGTGGAACTAGTGGGACGTCAGGTACAACAGGAACTTCTGGAACTAGTGGGACTTCAGGTACAACAGGAACTTCTGGAACTAGTGGGACTGCGGGTACATCAGGTTTACAAGGTGACGCAGGTACATCAGGAACTAGTGGTAGTTCAGGTGTTTCAGGAGGTGGTGGTGGATCCCTATCTATCTATGATGAGGGAGCATTAGTAGAAACAAGTGTAGTTGGTATTGATTTTCAAGGTTCTTGTATTAACGCAGTGGATGGTGCTTCTCCAGGTGAGGTTATAGTAACAATAGGGACACAATACTTAATTGCCTCTCACTCAGGAGCATTTATTGAAGATAATAGTGGAGCTTATTGGTATGGTGATAAAGACTGTGGATGGGATGGTTGTAATTTAGATGCCAATACAAAATTGACTAGGGAATCATCAGATCCAATTGCTGCAGGAGCAGTTTTTGGAGGAATACCAATACCTTTTGATTTACTTCCAGGCGATGAACTAACTGTTTGTGGATCAGCCTATCTTTCTGGTGGTACATCCGTTCCTGATAACTGGGATTTAGGTGTTGGGGTTGGTTACTTTAGGTGTAGTGATTATAATTTGTTAGATGATGAATTTCCAGTTACTTCACTTGGTACTAACGCATTTGGTAATTCTGAAAGTCAATCTAGAATAGTTTGTTTTAATTTTACTCATTCAATAGGAGATACTTATCCACGATGTGATACCCATTTAGTTTTAGGATTTAAGGGTATTGGAATCACTGGCGCACATACAACTGGATCTGGAGTTAGATTTACTTATACATTGAATGTAAATAGGGGTTGTAGTTAATTATAATCAGAATACGACTTTTCTTCAACAAAAGATGAACCGTATTTTGTATTAATTTCTTTCTTAATTTCTGCCCTCTGATCATTTGTGATATAAACGGTTCTTGCCATTTCAATAAAGTCTGAGTCAAATTGTTTTTCTCTTTCCTTATCTCTGATAGAATCTTCTACATCCCAAAGTATTTTATTAATATCAACCATTCTATCAAAATCAAAACTTTCAATTTTTAAATCATTGAAAACAATGTTGTATAGGTAATCATATTCTTTAGTTACGTTTTTTAATTTTTCTTTATCAGTTATATTTAATAATTTTAAACGTAATATGGATAACTTATCTACTATCTCACCAATAGAAACTTCTATCTCTTTACTCACATTAGGTTTATTTAAAGGTTCAAAACCAATTTCAAAAAATAATTCATCGTGTGGGTAATTATTTATATCATACCCTTTTTTAATTAAAAAAGGTTTAACCTCCTCAAAGAAATTTTCTACATCCGTTAATCCAGGATGAAATGAAATATACATAGGTACATTTAAATTTACCAAAACCTCATCCTTTAATAATTCAGTTTCGTGACCCTCAATGTCTATTTTAATCATAGAAATTTTTGATTCGTCCAAATTATTTTTATTTAAAATTTCTGATATAGTATCACATTCAACAGTAAAAGAATTTTCTGAAACACCTACTCTTGTAACACTATGACCTAATTCTAATGCCCCAATTTCAATACTGTTGGTTGTTGAAACACCTTTTTTTTCTAAAAATATATTGTTAATACCATTTAGTTCAATACTTTTATTAAATTCTTCGTAGGCAATTGGATCTGGTTCATACGCAATACAGTTTTTAGAATTAAAACTAGAATATAAGGACATTGGTCCAATCCAAGAACCAATATCAATAAAAGTTTTGTCTTTGTTTAGATGTTTATCTATAAAATTAAATGTTTCTTTCTCCCAATATTCAAATCTATTTTCCCAAAAGTTTTTTGACCATTGTTCTGTTTCATAAACATTAAAAATTATATTATTTTTCCTCACCTTTCTTTGTTCAATATTTTTAATATCACTACCTAAAAAAGATTTAATACCATCGATAACATATTCTACAGTTATTGATTTATGACATTCGAAATGTCTTTCAGTATTTTTATGTTCTGGACACCAATCCCAATCACCCTTATCAAATTTAAATTTAGGATTATTCCAACAACCATTACAAACAGATTTGTTTATAAATCTAGTACAATTGGTTGTGAACTCATGATCAGGTTCAGTAAAATTAGAAATCATAAATACGTGTTTATTTACTGCCCACGATAACCAAGATAAACCACTTGATAAACCAATCATAAATTCACTATGATGTATATAATTTATAGTGTTTTCTATGGACGTATTCTTAATATTATCAATAAACTTTGATTTAACTGCATCTTTAGAAATGTTTATAACTTTATATCCCAAACTAACTAACCATTCGGATAATTTTTCCCACCTTTCAAAATCCCAATGTTTTAATCCTGCGGTTGAGTATGGGGATATTACCACATATTTTTCACCTACTGGGTTATCACCCACTTTATAATCAATGATAGGTTTAATCTCTTTATATTCTAAACCTAAAATATTTGTTGCCGCCTTTTGTAACGGAATAGTATTAGGTAATTCAGGTTCCATTTCATCATTATAGAACCAACCTAATTTATACATCGCATATAAATTATGTACGGTACTCCCTGGTTTAACAAATGTTATATTAGGATATACTTTCTCAAATAGATGATTCCAAAAAGTAGATACTATTAACTCACAATCCCATTTTTTTCTAAATTCTTCCATATATGGTATCCACGAAATAGTATCTCCCAATGCCGCAGAATCAAATGCCACATAAACTCTTTTACCTTTTGCGTCATAATTTATAGTTTGTTCAAAACCATCATCTGAAGTAACTTTAATCTTCCAATTTTCAAAATAACTACGATTTAATTTTGACCACATATTTGCACCCAATACCGTAGTATATGTTGATTTTCCATTTGTATCAAAAAACTCAACATTATATTTTTTATCTGAGTTACCTAATATTTCGAAGAATGGTTGATTTACAAAGTTAACATTAAACCTAATGTTTTCACTGTGATTCATACTTGTTTGTTCCATAACATTAATATATTTTTCTTTAGTTTGTTGTGAATCTACCGATCCAATTTTTTCAAATAACTTATTATTTTTTTCACCGTTTTTATTTAAACTTTCCCAAAATGAGTTTTCCATAACATTGTCGTACTCTTGTAAGAATAGTTCGTTATCCGAAAAACTATCTGTTTGTGTAAATACCATAGGTAAGGTGATACCAAAATTAAACTTTTTATGATTTGTGGAGTGTAAAAATCTATATTCTTCACAAGAACAATCATTTAAAAACATATCTACTGTACATTTATAAAGATAATGTTTAGGATTCATATAATTCTCCATTTGACTAACGTAATGTTCAATGAAGTGTCTATGATAAAATAAAGACTGACTACACAACATTTCTTCGAAACCACCATGTGTTTTCCCATTAACTACAATCTCACTTCTCGGTAAAAGTTTTACACCTAATGCAACAACATCATAATTTTTTACGGTTGAATTCCACTCGTTAAAGATGTTATCTAAATGGTTTTTATCTACACCATTCATTAGTTTTACATCGTCCTCAATAACAATTATATTTTCTAAGTCACTACTTAAAATGTTTTTAAAAATTTCTAAATAGGAGGCAGTACAACCTAATTTCTTATATTCAGGATTTTCTATAATGGTACCATCTACAAATTCATAACCAGTAATTTCTAAATCATTAAGTGTTTTTATCACACTTTCTCTTCTGTCTACCCTATGTGGTAAATTAATAACATATCCTGCGTCCGCAATTTTTATATTCTTATAATATAAACCTTTTAATTTTTTTATCATATTATCTAATACGTCAATTCTCTTTTCTCCGTGATAAAACAATAAATTCTCTCTTTTTTTAGGTATTTTAAACCAATCACCATAATGAGAGTCTACCCCATTAAAACCAATATCATTAACTTTATCTATTGTATCTAAAGAACCATTAACATAAATGTATGGTAGTCCATCTTTTATATCTTTTTTCCAAAGTAAAACATTAAGAATAGTTTCTTCATTAAAAGGTGCGTACCATTCATTGTTTTTTAGTACTTCAGGATGTGTACACATTTGATACCATTCGTTTAAAAAGTCAGTTGTATTTTGTCCTGACACAAAATAACCAGTTTGTCTATATTTCTCCCTAACTTTTTGGTTAACGTTAAATAATTCACAGGTTGAGTGTTCTAATGTATTTGTTAAATCGTCTTTAGTGGATGCACCTCCTCTACCGTTTATAATTAAATAATCGTAAATACCCTCAACAAAATAAGGATAGTTAAGATTCTCATCGTACATATTAAAAATATTGTCAACACTTTTAGTTGCAATTGAATCACTATCAACATACGCCACAACATTAGAATATTTTTCTAAGGCATCTTTTACTATTAAAGGTCTTTGTATTAAAATGTTATATATCTCACTATTAGATCTATTAATATAAAAATTATCATTTTCATTAATAAACATATTTTCGGATTCACTAATATCACATTTCCAATTTACGGTAATAGTATTTTCAACATCAATTTCCCTATCAGAATTTAGTAAATAAACAATTATAGGTAAATTACTAAATTGTCTAACAGATTCTACAGATTTTTTAACGATATCAAAATATTTTTCTGTGGCATAGTATACATATGCATTTTCAAACTTATCTTTTTGTTTTTCGTTTTTGATACCTAATAATTTTTTTATATTATTAACATCTTCACTAACATTTCCCGATAAGAAAGTAATATTTTCATTGTTATTATAAACACCACAATATGTTTCCAAATTAAACATAAAAATTGGTATGTCATATTTCATCACCTCTTTTATTACTAATGGGTTAAGTTCTAAAATTGAACTGAATAAGAATACATCAGAAGCCATAATAAAATCTTCCACATCTTCTCTTTCTCCCCATAGTATACAATTACTTGGTTTATCTTTTAAAATAGGACCCCAATAATCCTCAAAATTACCTGCCTGATTACCAACAAAGTGAAAAATTACTTTTTCATTTAAAAATCTTCTTGCAATCTCAAATGCATATCCTTGATTTTTTCCTGACGTAAATAAACCTACATTTAAAATATGTACATAATCATTATCTAATAGGAACTTTTCTCTCGATTCTTCTACCTTTTTTTCTTTTTTATCTATTGGGTACTCTATTACCTCAGATTCTACACCGAAGTGTGAATACATCTTTTTAGACCATTCTGAAACGAATATGAATTTATCTGGAAAATATCTTTTAATATTTGAGTTGTTGTAAGAACTATGTGTAGTCTCAAAGATTTTCCACGACCTATCTTTTTTATATAAAAATTCTAGTAAATGGTTATCTATGAATGTTTCTGAAAATTCCTCAATAGATATGATATCGGGATTAATTGAATTAACGATATTAAAAAGATTGTCTTTATCATGTTCTAAGGCAAAAAACTTATCTTTTAATAAGTCTATGATTTTATTTCTTTGAATCACGAAGTGTGGTGATAAAAAACTATATTCGACACAATATACATCATAAGTATCTTTTAATAGTTCAATTCTATTTAAAGTAAATTGAGGTGCACCACCAGTAGATAAATGTGGGGTAATTAATAGTAACTTTTTCATATACCAATATTAAGGTATAAAATGAAAAAAATAAATATTATTCGTCATCACCATATATATCTTTTTTTGGTTTACATTTATCTTTAATTAGTTTTTCAACAAACGCAAACATCTTTAACCCATTATCCTCACAGTACTCCTTCAATAATTTATGGGTTTGGGGGGTAATTTTCAGATTTTTATCCCGTTTCATAACACTTTTTAATATAAGTATGATAAAAGTATGATAATTAACATACTATTTTTAAAAATGGGACTTTAAAAATAAATTTTTCAAAAATATCGGCATATTTATAATAAAAAACGAAATCAATAATAAAAAATAAATTAAATTTAAATGGCATCAACAGATAGAATTTTTGTGAGTCCTGGTGTATTTACATCAGAAAAAGATTTAACTTTCGTTACTAGACAGGTTGGGGTTACAACTTTGGGGTTATTGGGTGAGACACCTAAGGGACCAGCATTTGAACCAGTCTTCATTTCTAATTACGATGAGTTTATCAACTATTTCGGTGGTTTGAACCCTGAAAAATATAAGGGTAACGGTTACCAAAAATATGAATTAAATTATATTGCCAAATCATTTTTAAGTCAAACTAATCAATTATATGTTAGTAGGGTTTTAGGTTTGTCAGGATATAAAGCAGGTGATTCTTGGTCAATCACTTTGGATTCTAGTGAGAATCCCGATACGGTGGCTTCAGGTACATCTACAACATATTCAACATTATTAACGTATTCTGCACAAACAACAGGTAACCCAATTACACTTACGTGGGGTGACACAACTTTACAATCATTATATAATAATAATCAAATTAGTTCTAGTTTTACAACTATAGGTTTATTAAGTACTGGACAAACTATTAGTCAAACATCACCAGTTTACAATAAAACTAATTGTAATTTTAGTGGGGCAACCTTTAATATGACGGTAACAAATAGTGGTACTTCACCAGGTGGTTTCATAACAGGAACTACAAGTGGTACAGTTGTTACTTATACTGCATCATGTTTTACTGACATCGATGGTAGTGTAATTGCGACTTTAAGACCTAGAGGTACTTACGATCAAGCGAATCAGGAAATTATTTATGATGTCACTGGTACTACAAACGCATTTATGACTAATACATCTAATATTGTAACAAATGCATTGGCTTCGTTCAGTATTAATGGTACTGGTTCTACAGGTAACGCATTTACATATGACGTATCTATGGATAGAACTAAAAAGAATTTCTTACCAAGAGTATTCGGTAGTGCAGTACAGGATAAAGAAACTGAATTGTGGGTAGAAGAGATTTACACTAATGTTTTAGAAGATTTAATCGCTAAAGATCAAGTAAGAGGTTTAGATATTTCATTCTTAGAAATTTCTGCAACATCAACTAATAACTTTAATGATTATTTAGAAGGTTGGAAATCTGCGGCTTCACCTTGGGTTCTTTCAGAATTAAAAGGTACTGGATCAGGTGCAACATTACAAAGATTGTTTAGATTTGTAACAATATCTGATGGTAACGCAGCGAATGAAGATATAAAAATATCTATCTTAAATATTCAACCAGATAATAAGACATTTGATTTAGTAGTAAGAAAATTCTACGATACTGATGCGAACCCTAATGTAGTTGAGAAATTCTCTTCAATTAACTTAGATAGTACAACATCAGGTTTTATCGGTAGAAAAATTGGTACGGTAGATAGTGAATATCCATTAAGAAGTCAATTCATTATGGTTGAGTTATATGATCCGAATGATCCTGACTTAGGTAACCATTTCCCAGCAGGTTTTGAGGGTGTACTTAATAGAACTTATATTGGTAATAGAACAGGTTTACCACCGAAGATTGAATACAAAACAAGATATACTGACTTTAACACTAATAAATTAAGAAAAGTTTACTTAGGATTGAATAGTGATATCGGAGTAGATCAAGATTTCTTCGACTATAAAGGTAAGAACGCAGTTAACAACGGTGAATATACTGGTAAAACAGATGGCTTCCACTTAGACGTTAATGCGAGTGGTGCAACTATAGACTTAGGTGTTAATAGTTATGTACCTACATTACAGGTTGGTATTTCAGCATTTACTACTGACGCTAGTTTGGTTAATGGACCTTATGAAAAATTAGCAACAAGAAAATTCACATTAACACCATTTGGTGGATGGGATGGATGGGATGAGTATAGAACTACTAGAACTAACATTGATTCTTACACTAAAACAGGATCTAAGGGTTCTATTGGTTTAACTAACGGTACATTTACAACATTCACAACAAGTGAAGGTGATGATGGTATAACTTCTGACTACTACGCATACTTAAACGGTATTTATACATTCAATAATCCTGAGGCAGTTAATATTAACGTATTTGCAACACCAGGTATTGACCTTAGAGATAACGTAAGTTTGATTGAAAATGCAGTAGATATGGTTGAAGTTGATAGAGCGGATTCATTATATGTTATGACAACACCTGATACTGATGTTGATGGTGTAACTATAACACCAGATGAGGCAGTTGATTTAGTAGAGGATTCAGGTATTGATTCTAACTATTCTGCCACTTACTGGCCTTGGATTCAGATGAATGATACGGAAAATAACAGATACGTTTGGTTACCTCCAACGGTAGAGGTTATGAGAAATATCGCACTTACAGATAACGTTGCTTTCCCTTGGTTCGCAGCAGCTGGTTTAAATAGAGGTACGACAAACGCAGTTAAGGCAAGACTTAAACTTAAGTTAGACGATAGAGATGATTTGTATGAGGGTAGAATTAACCCAATGGCAACATTCTCAGATGTAGGTGTTGTAATATTCGGTAATAAAACTTTACAAGTTAGAGAAAGTGCACTTAACAGAATCAACGTAAGAAGATTATTGTTACAAGCAAGAAAACTTATATCTGCAGTATCTATCAGATTGTTGTTTGAACAAAACGATGAGGTAGTTAGAAACCAATTCTTAAGTTTAGTAAACCCAATCTTAGATAATATTAGAAAAGAAAGAGGTTTAACTGACTTTAGAGTAGTGTTAGATGATACACCAGAATCTATTGATAGAAATGAGTTAAATGGTAGAATATTTGTTAAACCAACAAGATCATTAGAATACATTTCGATAGAATTCAATATCACAAATACTGGAGCAAGTTTTGACGATATTTAATAAAAATAATTGGGGGGTTAATACCCCCCTATTTTACATAAAATAAAAAGAAATGGGATTAAAAATTAAAAAAAACGGAAAAATAATTAGTTTGTCTGAAAGTGATTTGAAAAGAATTACTATGAAATTACTTAGAGAACAAGACGCTAATGAATCAGAGAATACTGAAAATACAAGTTTGGATGTAGAATTAGATGCAGTGGATGAAGATAATCCAGACCCAACTAAAGTACAACAAATTTTAGATAAAGTAGAAAACTTTTTAACTAAGGGTGAATTACCTAAAAACTTACAAAGATTCAAAAGAAAAATTAAAAATCTTTTTAATAAACACGGTAAACCAACACAGAAAAATTTAAGTACTCAGTGTGCTAAATGGTAATAATATTATTAAAAAATAAAAAAAGATGAAAATTAAAAAAAATGGTAAAGTTATTACACTTTCAGAATCAGATTTAAAAAGAATTGTTGGTGTCGTATTGAAAGAAGAAAATGATCCAAAAAAAGATTTAGAACAATGTTGTAAAGATGCGGGTATTAAACCACCTATGTCTTGTGTGTCAGGTGATGCCGCCAAATGTATGGAAGATTTGGGTAAAATGGTGATGAGTGATCCACTTGGTATGGGTATGAAAGCGGTAACTGCGTTAAATTGTCTTAAAGATAAAACGGGTTCACCTGTTATGAATTAAAAAAAATAAAAAACATTTTTTAAAACCCGTCTTAACGATGGGTTTTTTTATTTTTACAAATATTTATATAGTATGAATATTAAAATTACTGAATCACAGTACAAAATTTTAAAGGAAACTAAGAAAAAAGTATACTCATTTGACTGGGATGACAATATTCTAAATATGCCGACAAGAATACACTTAGACTATAGTGTTAATGGGTTATTATGGGTACCAGTATCTGTTTCTACTGAACAATTTAGAAGTGTAAGACACAAAATAGGTACAGAGTTTAGATATCTTAACGATGATATAAAACAATCCTTTAAAGATTTCAGAGATTACGATGCATTTATTAGAGATGTCAAAAATGCATTAAATAGTGGTTCTTATAGTTATGGTCCTAGTTTTAATAAATTTAAAGAGGCATTAAAGAGTGGTAGTGATTTTTCAATAATTACCGCAAGATCAAATTCACCACAAGCCATAAAAGATGGTATAAAGATTTTAATCGACAGAACATTTAAATATGACGAAAGAAAAGAAATGGAAAATAATCTAAATGGGTTATCTATTGATGAGTATTTGAATTTACAAGATTATCATCCGGTTTCTTCTGAAGAGTTTATAAATAAATTTGGTTTAGATGTAGACGGAACTAAACCCGAAAAAGGTAAGGAGATTGCATTTAGAAGTTTTGTAGAAAAGGTGGTTAAACAAATTGGTGATATTAAAAATAATTCTGAGTTTGAGGGGATTAGTGTTGGATTTAGTGACGATGATGAAGGTAATGTTAAAATAATAGAAAAACTAATAGAGGATGAATTACATAAATTGTATCCTGAAATTAATTTTATAATTTACGACACATCAGACCCTAAGAACCCTAAAAAGAAAAGAATAATTATAAAAAAATAATTTTTTTCAAAAACAGAATATTTATATATTAAATAATACAACTATAACAAAAAAATTAAAAACAATTTAAAATGGCGGATTTATTAATGAGAATGCCTGTTCCTTATGAACCATTAAGAAAGAATAGGTTTATTTTGAGATTTCCTGACGAGTTAGGAATTCAAGAGTGGTGGGTATCTACTACGTCTAGACCAAAATATACAAGTGATGAGGTAGCAATACCTTTCCTAAATACTGAGACATATGTTATCGGTAGATTTAGATGGGAATCGATTTCCGTAACGTTTAGAGATCCAATCGGACCTTCTGCAACACAAGCGTTAATGGAGTGGGTTCGTTTACACTCTGAATCAGTAACAGGTAGACAAGGTTATGCTGCAGGTTACAAAAAAGATGTAGAGTTAGAAATGTTGGACCCAACAGGTGTTGTTGTTCAAAAATGGATTCTTCAAAGTACTCAGTTAAATGATGTAGACTTTGGTGGGTTAGATTACTCTTCTTCTGATTTGGCAGATATCACTGCAACACTTAGATTTGACAGAGCGATAAACGTATTCTAATACGGTTTATTTACATATTTACAAAATCCTTATCGTATATATATTATATGGTAAGGATTTTTTATTTATAACACCTTTTTTATAATTCTATAATATTTATATATAAACAAAAAAAATGAAAAGATATAACAGTACTTTAAATGAGGAGATTAATAGAATGAAATCTCTTTTTACTGAAGAGAGAATGTTCGGTAATCTGATAACTGAAGACGTAAATGGTGATCCTATTGAATCTTTTAGTGATTTACTTACTAGTAATGATTTTAATACAAAAGACGCGAAGGCGACTGAACCTATCTATAGTAGAGAATTTAAACCATATAATATTGTAAAAGTAAAAGAAAGATTGAGTGGTAAGGGAAAAAAGACTTCATCAGATTTTGATTTTAATAGAGCGTCATTAAGGTATTCTATTAAATTTACTATAGACAACCAAAAAGTTGTCTCTAATTGGGTGGGTTATTTAGAATTTCCGTATACTGATGGAGATGATAAAGAACAAATCGAACTGATTGGTAATTTAATAGACTCTAAAAATTCTGGAGGAAATGGTGTTGATTTATTTAAAACTAAATTTACTGAATCATTAAAATCAGATTGGTTTAAGTCTAAGGCTGGAACTAATCCCGAATTCTCCACAAAACAAGACGCTGGTGATGTTAAACAACAAAGAAAAGACAATGTTAGTGCAACCAGAAAAGAGATTAATATGAGTAAGGATGAGTGTAGAGATCACGTAAAGGATATGTATAAACAAGTTAGACAAGGTAAAACTAAAGAAGAATTTGAAAAAGGAGATATACAGGGTGTGGAGTTTTGTATGAGAAACTTCTACCAAACTTTTGAGAAGGAAGGTTTATTCAGAAAAGGAGATGAGATACGAATAATGTATAAAACATTAGGACTTAAACCAACCGAAAAAATGATAGAACTTGGTGCTGGAAAAGATGATGAAGAAATTACAGGAGACACTTTTGACGATGCAAAGGCAGAAGGTGGTGTTGAAGGTGAAAGATACGTTGTAAAAGATCAAAATGGATCTAAAGTTGCAATTATTAGAAAGGTTGGGGCGAACAAATTTAATTTCCGTTCTAAGATGAATGTTCCTTTAGTAGATAAAAACGATAAAGGTAATATTAAATTTAATAAGAGTTATGTTAGTTCAATCTATAAAGAATTAAACATCGACCCTAATAAACAAAGAATTGTTATTCAAAAGGCAACAGAAACAGATAAAATGGATGTTGGTACATTTGTATTAACTAATGTTTAATATATGAAAAAAAGAGTAGTAATTTCTGAAGAACAATATAAAAGAGTGTTTTTAAATGAACAACCAGTTACTTGGCAAGTTCCTGACGGTAATTCACTTTTAAATTGGAAATCCACATCTAATATTGAGGATTTAACTAGAAATGGAGTTGTAACTACAGAACAAAAGACAATTGCCAAATTATATAGGTTATGGGCTAATTCTACAGATGAACTAAGTAAAAAATATGGTAAAAAAAGTATTTATGATTTAGATGAAAAAAGTAATAACCCATATGGTGGTACATTTTTAAAATCCTATAAGGTAGGTAAATCTAAATTTGATACTACTTGGTTGGCTAGTTCAGACGGTTCAGATTTTATAAATCTATCAAAGGGTGGTAAATATCAGTATTCTTACGATTATAAAAGAAAAGAATGGTGGTTTAATACAAGTATGGATGGTACTACTTTGAGTAATCAAGTTGACCCTAAAGAAAAAATGAATTATAATGGGGTAGAAGAGATTAAAAAATTAAAATCTATTTATACTAATTCAGTTAAATCTAAAGATGTTAATAAAACAATTTCTAATGTAGATTCATCATTAAAAAAAGAAAAAGAATTATTAGATAAATCTAAGGCATCTTCAGATGCAAACATTGAGAATGTAAGGACTTTCCTAAAGGGGTTAGGGTTTGATATGGTGACACCTGGAGGATTTCCAGACATTATGCCGAAGAATCCACTATCAGGAAATCATTTAATGGCACAGAGTGCATTAAATGCAACAAGATATTTAACAAGTGGTTTAATTTCAGATAAAGTTATTTCAAGTGTTAAAGGTAATGTGGAGGTATGTGTAACTTCAGTAGGAAGTACTTGTGCACCACCACTATTTTATACTGCAAAATATTTTGACTATGAGATGGGTAAAGTGGTTTCGTCAAAAACAATAGGTAAATATCCCGCACAATTTGTTGTATATCTTTCTAATTTTTATTTTGATTTTGGTAAACTACAAAAAGATTTAGATGATGCATTTAAAAGTGATAAAGACGCTTATAAATCTAATCTTTTTCCTGATGGATGGTGGGGATGGTTTAATGCCTATTGGGGTACCAATGATTTAAATAGTATTAGACAAAACATCAGATCAATATCTTCATCAGACATACCTAATAATATAGAAACTGTAAATAAATATAAAACTGGTGGATCAATATGGTCTTATTTAGGGGATTGTTTTAGTGATTATCATTGTGCATTAGATATCGCATCTATCGCAGCGTTAGCGATACCTGGTGTCGGACCAATTGTTAGTATGGGGTTAGATTTTGTAAATGCAGGTGCGTATGGTGTAGAAGCGGCAACCGCAGATACAAGTGAAGAAAGAGAGGCTGCGATTTTGGCAGGTGGTTTAACTTTATTTGGTGGATTGTTAGGTGGTGGTGTTGGTCAAACAAAAAGATTGTTGTCTGCGGCAGAAAAAAATCCTAAAATATATAGTTATGCAAATGAAGTTATAAATAGAACTGAAAAAGAATTACCTTCATATAAGAATTTTAAATCCGCAGAAAAAGACGCTAAATTAACTACAATATATAAAGAAACTGCCGATAAATATGGTTTAAGTAACTCTGATGTTTTAGTTGGTCACGATATAATTAAAGATTTTAGTAGAATCGATATAGGTGTTGCGAATAAATACACAGAAGCACTTTCAAAAATTGATTCTAAATTAGGTAGGGCAAATTTAAGAAGAATTGGTAATGACAGTAGGTTTAAAAATTTAGTTTTATCAAATAATGGTGATGTAGTAACATCGTTAAATAAATTTATTAAAACTCAGGCGGGTAAAGAAGCATTAGTAGAACTTGGGTTATTTGTTACATTATCTGAGGTTTTGGCAGAACCAGAAGTTGCTTTATGGTTAAATCAATCTATTAATATAATAAAACATTCGGTTAGTCCTACAGTAAAAACAACTATTCAAAAAGACGGTTATGAGTTTAAAGCAACAAAAGAAATATTTCTTTCTGATGGTTCTTTAAAAGATAATACATTATTATTTGATGCATATAACAACGGTTGGAGACCTTGGCCTAAAGACATAAAAACACCTTCACAGGAGGATGTAGAAAAATCTAGAGAGTGGTTAATTAAAAACCCTAAATACCAAACAGATACATTTAAGGAATGGGTTAAATCTCAGGTAGAAG